TCATGAATTCGAAATGATCCAGCCTGCGAAGTCCGCAAACCGGAACGCCTCAACAGCGGGTGCAATTTCAGCGGTGGAGACAGGACGTTGAACTCCTATCAGCCGCATTTCCTTCTCGGTGACCTCTGCCGGTGGTGCACCTGATTGCAGCTTATGGTGCCAAGTCAAACGGCTAAGGACGGTCCCCTCGTAACCTGCGGCCGAGACGCATTTGTCGAATACGATAATTGCCCCGCCTGGACGAAGTTTCTCCCTCAGTCTCGCCATGAGTTCTTGCCGTTCCGCAACGGGTAAAAACATCAGGGTCAGGAAAAGGATTGCTACGTCGAATGGCTGGTAGTCATAGGCCGTTGCATCGGCGGTGATTGCTTCTCCGGGGGCTTGGTAAGCCCGGATCATATCTGCACATTCATCCAGTGCTATGAGCCGCGCTTTGCGCTCCAATAATACCCCGTTGAGGTTTCGACCCATGTTCCCGGTCGAACATCCGATATCGTAGATCAAGCCACCCTTTGGGATGTAGTGCTTGGCAATCAGAACCGCCGCATCTGTCGCCAGTTCGTACCAGGGCAGTTGTTCGCGGACGTGCCGGTCAAATTCATCGTGAAAACCCTTGAAGGTCCAATCGCTCATAACTGGACCTCCAACCGTTTTTCAAACGCCTGGATTGCCTCGCAAACAAGACCCATGCGCCCGCCGGGATAAGGTAGGTCAAACTCAAATGACAAGGCATCGACGAGCGCCTTCCGGTCAATCTGCAGCGGCTTGGAACATATCGCCGTTACATTGTTGATGTGCACCCCGATCTCCACCGAGCCAAACCGTTGTTTAAACAAGCGTTCAAATTCACTTGGCTGAAAGAACTTCTGGATCTTCGGCGCATCGTTCAATTCAGAAACGGCGGTTCCCGGCTCATCCTTTAAGATAAATCGCGCACTGCGGGCCGCTGTTGTTCCTAAGCCAATACCAACCGAGCACTCCCGCCAATTAGGGTCTTTGCAGGATCTTGCAGCGGCATAAAGGACAGTTTCAGGTGAAGCCAGCGCTGCACATATGGTGACTATGTGATCGCGGTCGCCGGGAAAGGGTACAGAGTTCAAGACGCTGGCAAGGAAAATACTGGAATAGGTTTGGCCCTCAGCCACCGTTTTGAGGAACCTTCGAGCAGTACGGCGACCCGCCTTCACACAAGGTTTTTGACCATTTGACTTGTAAGGCTCGAAGGTTGTTACTTTCAGCCCGATCTTGCGCAGTATCTTTGCCTCGTCACCGTGCCCAGCTCCAAAGTCCAGAACGCGCGAGCCGTACAGGCTACGCATTCGGGCCGCTTCACGTCCGGGCGAGAAGTCCTTGCACCGCCCGGCACCCAGCGCAAATAGGAAACCGCTCCCGAGCGAAGTCCGTCTTTGGCGACTACGCCGATAGGCATTGGACCTAAGAATGTCGCGAAAGGGTTCCGAAAACTGAAAATCCATACTCAGCCGGTTAAGCGCAAACGCGACAAGATCAGGATCAATCGAACTATCCAGAACCACACAATCAATTTCCGCCTCTTGACGCGCCGAGGCATCCTGAAGGCGGCCTATGCCGTTGATCACTTCACCTTCAGCCGAGACAATGATGGGCATTTGAAAACCGTAGCTTGCCAGCTGCCGGGCTGCGTTAGCTGCATAGCGCTCGAACTTTTCAAAGTTCAACGTCAACAATTCCGGCACAGAGCGCCGTTCTGTGATCAGACACGGGTAGCGATTTTCAGTATCAGAAAGTGACGCCAGTTGTTTGAGCAAGTCAGCCGCGGAGATCCGGCTGTGATCGATATCTGTCAGGGCAAAATCATTTGTTGCCCTATTGAACGTCAGGTTCGCGCCAGCTGTGTCGCAACCGTTTTTCTGCCCAATCACAACAGGAACAAGCCAGCCAAGATCATCAGCGGCCGTTGACCGTTGATGTCCCGACAACAACATGCGTTCAGAAGTGGCATAGATAGGTAGGAGAAAGCCGAACTTTTGCAGAGAAAGGCGGATAAGTTCCAGGCGATCAGGATCTGTCTCGCGCGGATTACGAGTGTCCCCGTGAAGGGACGATGGGGCGACAAGTTCAATCAATTCCAAGCCTCCCCTTGATTTCTGCGATTACATCATCGCGTGCAAAGCCAACGCTTGCGTTGAGCTGCCGCTCCCAATCCTCGAACCGCTTGCGATCAACGAGGAAACTGTGCGGTCCAATCCGAATGGTGGCCATCGGAGCGGTGGAGCACACGTCATAGTCCTTTAAGGGCTGAGTTTTCTTGCCCATCTTTAAAGCCTTTCAGGGTGCGCTCGCTCGGGCGCTCTGGAAGGGGCTCAACCGGCCTCAAACTGTTCATCGTGCCACATCGTGGGCACTTGACCTCGACTGTGCCGCGAATGGCGGCGGGTTCTGACTTCATCAAAAGCTTGCGGCACCTGCCACATCGAATTTCCTGCATGACAACCGTCTGCCGACTCAGCCACACTGCACTTGCCCGCGCGGGCAGCGGGTGCGGCGGTTATCCTCATTTACTGTCGGGCGGGTTCACGTTTTGCGACACCAGATCCCGCCGTCCGGACTTTCGGGTCCGGACCACCCGTGTCTCTTTCTTAGTCCTCTGTTTTCCGCTTTGCCGGTCTGAAGCCAGAGGGAACAAATCCAACCGGCTCCGGCTCTCTCAAAAGCTCGCGGCCGTGAAGATCGAGCAAGCCGGTTCGCCTTGCTCCAAACTCGTCAAATTCACTTTCTTCTGGTTCCGGCACGTATTTTGTCACCTCATTCCACCTCAGGCGTTCTGATGGATCGAAGCGTTGCCCCCCGGTCCAGAAAGTGTTCAACGAGTTCGCTTGGCGTTACCGGGTTGGGCCAGCCTTTCCGGCCGCTCAGGCGAAAGGCGTACTCTGTCCGGCGCAAGAGATCGACGGCGAACTCCGAGCAGATCTTTCCCTTGCCTGCGAATTTGACACCCAGCCCGGCGCGGGCCGCGTCCGCATAGGAGTATTTTCGGCCAAAGACACTGATACCGTAGGTTTCAGCCTCGTCCGTCCAGTCAGCGCCCGTTGCGATATGATCGAATGGCAGGGTTTCAGAAACAGCCCTGAAGCCAACGCCAACACCTTCACGCGCTTCCATGACAAAGAGCCGATCCTTGAACCACCACGCAACACCGACGTGGCTCCAGGAACCGGCGGACACAATGCGAATAAAGAGAGATAAAAGGCTATCCGAACGCCACGCCAGCAAATCGCCAGAGCGGATACTTTCGCGAGCCGTTGCATAGTCAACCATCCATCTACTCCCTCATTTCACAAGAGGCCGATGTATCGAATGCCATGCCTTCAGCATCGAATGAGTGGGTGACAGATGTCGTGAGCCAGTCCCGGTCCGCTTCCGGGGATAAACCGGTCAAGGTGAGGTTCATCTGTTCAAGCAAATCCGGGTCGCCGCACTTGCACGTAATCTCGATCTGCCGCTCTTTCCGGTTAAGCTGCTTTGCCTTGGAACGCGCCGCCGCCGTTGCCGTTTTTTGATCTGGAAAGAGCTTGCGGTGTTCGTACCAAGGGTCACCCTTGTCGAGCTTTTCCTTCACGACAACCCGCTTGCCCTTGTCATGATCGCGGTAAGCGGTTTTCACCCCGGCGTAGTTGTTCCGAAAGTCCCGGCTCCAGTTCCAGGACTTCAAATCGTCACGGGTGAGCGCATGGGTCCGCAAGGCTCCCGAAAGATCAAGGGCGCTACCTCGTTCCAAAAACAGGATCTTGCCGTCCTCGTATTTTTCGATGGCATCGTGAAGGTCGGCAAGTTCCCCGACCATCTGCATCAGAGACTTTTCACCTCTGAAGAAATGGTCATAAGGAACGCTCTCAAAGGCCGGTGAGACAATGGCCTCAAAGCCAGCGCTTTTGGCTTCCGACTTCAATATCTGCCCGAGCGTTGTGTCCTTGTGTGTCTTGGTTGCCCGATGTTTGGCACTTGCCCTAAAATCAACGGAGGTGCCCCGGATTTCCAGAAACTCGCCGCTCTCTTCCTCAAAGCCGCCGCTGTAACCGTCGCAGATAAATGGACCAAAGCGCCGCTTGCGCCCTTCAACATAGCCGAGCGTCGCCCGGATCTTTGCCCCTTCACGCGGTCTTGGGAGCTGCGCAAAGGGGTCGGCAAGGCGAGCGGTGATCTTGTCCGGATCGCCGCCGCTGTTGAGAACAATATCCACTTTCAGAAGATGGGTTGTGACCAGATCGCTCGATGCGCCATCAAAGGTCAGCTCACAAAACGGCGTCATCGGTTAAACCCCGATTGCGGCACTGAGGGCTTAGGCGCGCTCCATTCGGGCAGGGTTATTGTCACCCCGGCCGGAAGGGTCAGGCCGAGATCCGCAAGGCCGGGATTGACCTCATAAATGGCCTCGCGGGCATCCTCGGTGCCGTAGGTCTCAAAGGCGATCAAGTCCACCATGTCGCCGTCGCGGGTCATGTAGTCCCTCATGCCAGTCTCCTAAAACAAGGTCTGCGCGAGACGGTTCAAGGCATTGCCAATGCCGCCGCCCATCAACGGGTTCGGGTTTTCTCGGCCGGAATATCTGGACACTTTGATGTCGTGCGCCCCTTCAAGGATTATTCCGCCTGGTCCGATTGTGTCCTGTGATAGACGGACGCTCAGAATTTTCACCTTGCCGAAGGTCTTTCCCGACCTTGAATAGAGCGGGACCGGCTGGCCTCTCATGGCCGTCTCGGCAATGGCTTCGGCCTCAGAAAACCCGCCAAAGGCTTGGTCGAAGATGGCCCCGGAGATGGTCACAGCAAGCGGATTTGCGCCGAAGAAGTGATCGACCTGACCGCCTCCGGCCGTGAAGTTTTCCTTCCAGCGCGCCTCATATTCGGTGACCAGCTTTTGGTAGTTGAGGCCGGAGACCGTGAAGTGATGCGGGCCAAGGCGCATAAGAATGTCCATCGCCTAGTTCCCTATAGTTTTAGCGCAAATTCCGAAAGACGTTCAAAACGGCCATCCAGAAACTCATTTGTTGGCCGAACCCAGCAAGTGCCCGTATGACAGTCCCGATAGATAACAACTGGTTCCCGATCTTCTTCACGTAACGCTACCGCCTGAACCCAATATTCGGTCCCGCGCTTTACGTGCTTCCAGTGGCTTTCGATACCAATGTCATGCCGGACGACAGCAAGGTTTCGGCGTGCTTCGATGATGTTAAATTCCGGCATGTTTGCTCCTAATCGATATCCCGCATGAGGGAGTTGTTTGCCGCCTTGATTGAACCTGTCGCCGCTTGCCCGGCTGCAACTGGCACCCCGTGAACGTGGGTGTGGTAGTGATTGGTTTGGCTCATGTGCTTGGACTGATCGACCGACTGCGGCACCTCAACGACCTTTGGTTCGCCGCCCGCCTGGTTGTGATTGGCTGCGGCCCGTTCAAGCGCGGCGATCAAGGCGGCCTGATTGGCAGATTGAACCTGTGCCGGACTTGGCACCCGTTCAAACTTTGAGGGCAATGGCAGGCGGTCACCTTTCGGCCCGGCACTGCTTTGTGCTGTCTGGGCTGCTTTGGGTTCATCGCGTTCGCTGCTGCCAAGAAGCGCAAAGCCGCCTATGGTGAACTTCTCCTGAAGGGCGGCGATCTTGCCGTCTAACCAGCTCTCCAGACTGCCCCAGGCGCTTTCCAGTCCGGCCCGGATTGCATCGACAATCATCGCCCCGAGATTTGCCAAAGCCTTAAATGTGTTCTCGATAGCCGAAACCACCGCCTCGCCAAATGCAGCGCCCAGCTCCTTGCCTGAGGCTTCAAAGGCGGCCTTTTCCTCACTGCTGAGTGTTTCGCGGGTGAACAGGTTGGAGAAGAAGTCGCTGACGGCTTCGCTTATGCTGTCCAGTGCCGGGCGCACCCATTCGAAGGAGAAAACTGACCGGAAGGCGGCTTTTGCCTTTTCAGCGTCAATCCCGAGCCGGTCTGCCCATCTTCCAACATCCGCCTCAAGAGCATCGAAATAGCCTTTGAAGATGTTTTTAAGGCCGTTTAACGCCGGTTCAAAAGCGGACAAAAGCCCGTCGGCAAAACCAGACACAAAGCTGGAAAAGCGGTCCCAATATTTCCAGAGGGCAAAGAGCGCACCGGCGATCAGGCCAATGATCAGGACAACGGGCCAGCCTGCCGCGACAATCGCAGCGAGCGCCGCACCGGCGGCAACCTTGAGGCCCGTCAAAAGCGGGCCGACCCAAGCAAGGCGAACAAGTGCCCAGCCCAATCGGCCAAGGGCGGCACCCATCTTTGCGACAAAACCAGCTGCAATGCCAACAGCTCTCAGCGCCTTCAGGAAGCCGAACAGGCTCGAACCGGCAAGGGCAAAGAGGAAGGATGCGACACGGGTCGCAACACCCAGCCCCAAAAGCCCGGCCGTTGCCTTGACGATATTGGCGACAAGCTCCGGGTGTGCTTCAGAAAACGCATTGAACCTGCGCACAAGGTCTGTGAGCTGATCGAGAATGTATTTGATCCCGCCGGAAAGCCCGCCGGTTGCCGTGGTCGCATTGTCCAGCTCGATAACAAAGGCTTTCCACTTCTCGACCACCGTATCCATGACACGGTTATAATCCTTGTCGATGACCCCATCGGCCTGAGCGGTCTCGTCGCGGATGCGCCGGTATTCTTCCAGCTGTGCGATAATCGGATTGAGGAATTGCTGGACCTGCATGTCGCCGTAGATGTCGCCGATGATGTGCTTGTTCTTCTCGGCAAGGTCATGCATGCGGATGAGCATGTATTCCATCGGGTCTTTGCCGTTCTCAACGGCCGTCGCGACTTCCTTTCGGATATCGATCCCGAGCTTCTTGAATTTCTTGACCGTCTCCGGACTGGTCATCTTGATCAGGAAGTTCATGAAGTTGTTGGCAGCCTGACTGGTATCGCCAGCGCCCTTGACCGCGATCTGCAAGGCAGACGCCATCTTGATCAGGGCGTCTTCCCCTTCCATGCCAAGATTGTAGGCCGCTGCCGTCAAGCCGGGAAAATGCCGGGCCATGTCCTTCAGCTCAAAACCACCGAGCTTTCCGGCCGCTGCCATTTTCTCAATGGCCGTGTCGATGCTGGAGACCGGGATCTTCAGATTGCTGATGGACGCATAGGCGGCGGCTGAAAGGTCTTCAATGGCCGCACCCGTTGCGGTTGCCGCCTTGCCAATAGTCTTGATTGATCCGCTCGCCTCGTCCTTGGAAAGGCCCTTAGCCATCAGGAAGTCGAGACCGCCGAGAAGATCGGTCGCCGTTTGATTGACCGCGCTCGCCGTCTTGCGCAGCTCGCTTTCGATCCCCTTCATCTGTGTGACGGTCATATCTGCCACGTTGCCGAAGTGGGCAAGCTGGTGTTCGAACTTCGCGGACTTTAAGACAGGCGCAATGACAATTGCCCCCATGGCGGCGGCATCCATGAGCCTTGTGCGGGCTGCATTCAGCTTGCGCTCATATTTGGCAACGTTCCTGTTGAGCTGTTCACCATCAAAGACCTGCCCAAAGGCCCGGTTAAGCCCTCCGCCCATGCGCCGCCCGGCCGCAGCTGCGCGGTCTGCCATCCGGTCAAGGTTCCGGCTGATGGTGTTTGCCGTAGAGGACGCCTGATCGATCAGGCGCAGAACCATGGAAAAGGAGAGCTTGCCGCTCATGGTCTAGTCCTCGTTCGGGGCGGTTTCGTTTGAACGGCGTAGGTGGTCATGGAAGGCACAGGCCCGGAGGAACTCCATGGCCTCCCAAGGGTCCGGCCCGCCGCCATAGCCTTGCATCAGGTCGGCGAGCATGTCGTCTGAATGGATTGCGAAGCTTAAGAGCCTTGCTCTTCGCTCGTTTCGTCCTTCACCATCCCGGCGATCATGGGTGCAACTTCTGTAAAAAAACCGACCACCTTGCCAGCAATGACCACGAGATCCTGCAAGGACAGGCGAGCTGCCTGATCCGGTTCAAGGCTGAGATAAGACCCAAGGGCTGCGTTAAAGGCGTCAAAGCGTTCCTGCCGGATCAGGTCACCAAGCAACTTGGCAAGAAGCGCCCGGTCGAACGAATTGTCCTCCGGCAGCTCTTCGTCTGCCTGTTCCTCATTTGGCTCAGCGTCCAGGTTGACGCGTCGTGCTTTGCCTGATGGTTCTTTTGCCGGAGTTGGATTTGCCTCGTCTCGGTCTGCGTTTTCCATGAGGGTGCGAATGGTGTCCGGACCAATGGCAAGCAGGAACTTTTGAATGTCCGCCAGTCGCGGCGCGCCAATCATGATACTGGCAATGACCTTGCCATCACCGGTCGGGATTGGATCTTTGAGATTTAGGCTTTCCATGATTTTGTCACCCTCGCTGCAGGAAGCGGTTGCGGTTCGCCCAAATTTGCTTGCCGTTGAGTATGAGTGAGTTCTTTTTCAGATCCCCCTCATCGATGAGCTTGTCGTTCTTGTATTTGCGGTAGCGCCGCAAATTGGTGACCTCATAGTCCCACTCAACGAGATCCTCGCGCTTGCGATCGGCTTCCTTGGCCGGATCAAGCTCGCCCTCGTAGTAATGGCGAATGCCGATCTCATTGGTCGGATCATCCTCATCGACCATGTATTCGGACCAACTCAATGCGATTGGCTCGCCAATCGGCAATTCATCAAAGCCGTTCGGGTAGGTCACGACCTTGAACTTGAAGGCCTTGAACTTGAAGCCGGTGATCGGGTTGGCGTTGAGAATTGAACCACCAGCGTGAAACTCCTTGCGCACCGGCTCAATGCCGCCCGGTGTGGTGGTTTGCAAGGTGCCGTAAAGATCCAGCGTTTCATTTACGACGAGGTTGAAATCGCGCGGTATTAGTCGAGACATGAAGGCCTCCCGTGAAGGTTATTGAGAAAAGGACCAATTTCCGGAGGCGGCCAAAATCGCAGCGACCGTACGTTTCAGGTAACGCGGCTGGCGCTTGTGCTCGATGTCGACCAAGGTGATCGGCGGCGGCGGGAAGCTGTCGTAACTCAATACAATTCTGCCGAGTTCCAGCGCCCTGTCCGAGTTCCGATCACCTTCAAAGCTGGCATGACCACCGACCAATTTTTGATCGTCGATCATATCCGAGAACAGCCCGTTCATGCGGTCAAGGACGGCCGTCACCTTGTCGGCGATGAGCGGTTCGGAAATCACCCGCCAGATATGGCGAGCCAAGGCTTCATTGACGATATCATCGACGCGAAGCTGGCAATAAAACCGCATTTCGCTATCGGTCGTTGCGGCATAGTCGCCCCATGTTCGCCAGCCGCCTTGATGGGAAATGATCGTATTGACCTGATTGGAAAGCAGGTAATTTGCCCGCGTGTCACTCTCGCTCATGTGGTGCGGCACAATCCGGTTGACGCCCAAAATGGCGAGCACCTTGTTGCCCCATGAGGCGTGGAAGCCGACTTCCTTGTCTGTCTGGACACCAGCGGCCGCGACATGAGCTTCTGCTGTCATCATGCCGCCAGCCGTTTTGACGAGCGGGTCAAAGATGATCATGCGCTCGTCGTCAAAGTCCTTTCGGAAGGTGATTGCGTCCTCGTCGGTCGTTCCCGGTCCGGAAGTGATGTGAACCGCACCAAGGCGCTTTGCGATCTGTCCTTGCGCGACGGCCACAGGGTTCGCTGCATTATCTACCCGGAACCCGGTCAGCGTCGGCGTCAGGATGATCTTCGGGCGATAATGGACATGGCCTTCGGCGGCTTCCAAAGCGTAAAGACCGGATTGTGCGGCCTCGTCGCCGCGCGCTTTTTCAAGTGTCGCATCCGGACTATCACCCGGCTCAAACAAATTGACTACGACGGCCGCACCGGACACGCTCTCAAAAAGAGCGTCGGTGTATTTACGGGCTGTGCCTGTCGTGCCGAGTTTCTCGCGCTTGTCCGTATCGGACTTGAACAGCATAAACGGCTCGTTGCGCGGCAGACTGGCGTCAGCGTCGTCAGAATAGACATTCATGCCGACCGTGGTGGTGTCGTAGATATCGATCGCACCAAGGCCGGAGCCCACGCGCTTGAAGCGTAAGCCCTGATGAAACTCGTCCGTTGCGGCCATGAGGCCCTCCCATCAATGAAACAAGGGATGTCTTCAGATGGGAGCAGGCTAAAAAGAAACCGGGCACGAAGGCCCGGTGACAGGTGCGAGGGAAACGAAGTCAGGCGTCAGATTACCGGATACTGCGGGAATGCGATCTCTTCCCCTTTAGCGGCTTGCGCCATTGCCGTTCGAATACAGCTTTCAGCCCATTCGGTACGAATGCCGACCTTGACCAGCTTCACAAGCATTGCCGTTGCATAGGCTTTGCGCTCGGTCTTGGTCTTGCCCTGAACCTTGCCCAACACCTCAGCATCGAGCGCATTGACCACCGAGGCGCAGGCTGAGTCGAAGTCCTTGCCCGCTGCAATAATCCCAAAGACCGTCGCTTCCAGACTTGGCACACCGGCTGCTACAAGTTTGGTGCGGTAGCTCTCTGCCCACTTGGCATCCTGCGCCTGCTTTTCGGCGCTATAGTGGGCGTAGATATGATCTGAGATCCGGGCACGCAGATGTGTCTCTTGCGCGGCGTTCGGAAATTGCTCTCGAAGTTCTTCAGCCTTTTCCACGATCTGATCATTGGAGGCATCGGCCCCAAGAATATCTCTTGCCTTGCCCTCGTAAGCTGCCGAGCCGTCTGGCATCAATGCAAAGTCCATGATCAATCCCCCATATAGGTTAGGAAAAAGCGGGTGTAATAGCCGTGTGAATGAGCCGCATAGAGGTTTGTTCCGGTCGCCCAGGCATGGAACGAGATCGTGTCGCCTTCATTGAAATATGCGGTGTAATCTGCGGTCGTCGTCATCCAGTAAGCGCCATACATGTAGTTGTACTGCACGGTGTTCGCATTGTGCCGGATCTGGAAGTAGCGGTGCCCTGAATTGGTGTGTTGCATCACGTATCCGCCGACCCGATAAAAGCCAGGTTTCTGGATCGTAATCACTGAGTTGTCGACACTGGCGTAAGCGGGATCTGCCTCAACATGCGTCGAAGATATGTCTAGGCTAGAGCCAGCAGCGCTCGCGTGACTGTGCCCGTTCGGCCCTCCAGCCCAAACCAGTTTGGATTGCGCATACCCTTGGGCCATTATGTTCCAAGTGGCGGTGTCCGTTGGATCGACGCCCGTTTTCGGATCTGTTCCCACGAAGATGAAAGATGATCCGTCATAGAAAACGGCGTCATCCCGTTCATAGGTAGCCTCCGGATCGTAAGCGCCTTTCCAGGCGATCTTGATTTTGCCTAGATCAATCTGCATGGCTCAGGCCCTCATTGTTCATGATCAAATGACCGCTGTCATCGAGCTGGAAAGTGACGGTGCCCGGCAACACAGCAAAGCAGGCAAAGTCTGATGCGGCACAAGGCTCGCGGGTTTGAGTGAGCTGCAAATGACCACCCACGCGGTTGAAGCCGAAGACGGTAACTTCACGATCACTGATCATGTCATCAACATCAGACCGCAAAGCTCGTCGTTCGATGAGACCGAGCAGCTTGCCAAGTGTGTTGCCGGTTTGCGAAGCCCCGCCGATCAGTGCGCGGATCGCTGCCTCCAACCCGCTTCTATTTGCCTTTTCCTTCAGCCGAGCGTCATGCTGTCCATACGCTTGGTCAACGAGGCCGAGCGCCTCATTGATCCGGCGCATGCCTGTTATCTGCGGCCCTTCAGGATCAGCAAGCGGCAGTTTGAGATTTTCCGTTTCCTCACTCATCACCGCGTCCTCAAATCTTCAAGGGTGAGGCATGGCAATAAGCCATTGCCGGGCGGTGAAGCGCCGAGCCTGTTGCCGTGATCTGAATGGCGGTGGTCTCGGTTGTCACCCCGGCAAGGCGATAGGTCCGCTTGAACCAGCCTTCGCCATGCTCTTCCTGAGCGTGAAGGTCTGTCAGTTGGAACACCCCGTCGCTATCGCGAACCGCAACAACAAAGGAAGAATTGCCCGGCGTGCGCTCCAGTGTCGTGATCTCCACCGTCATGTCATTGCCGCAAGTGAACGCGCGGCTGACATAGCGCTCGGTTTCAACAAGCTTGCCAAGCACAATCTGGATGTTGGGGAAGAGGATCGGGGTGGCCTCCTGGGTGCCCTTTAAAACCGCTTTAACGGTCAATTCCTCGTCCAGAACTTCGCTTAAGGAAATCACCTGTCCCGGCGCACTTTTCAGCTCGCCGCCGTTTTCCCGTTCAAAGATCAGCTCTACTTCCGTGCCTGCAACCGGCGTTTCAACGCCCGCCAGCGCCAGAAGATCCGTTGCTGCACCTGCTGGCACTGTCCCAAGCTCAACCGTGCGTGTTGTTGCAACCGGCTTGGCTTCCTTGATGATCGTCCAAAGATCCATGGAATGATGATGGACATAGGCCGTGTTATTGGACGAGGAAATCATCACCATGTTGAGATTGGGCTGTCGTGTCACCCAGCCCTTGTCCGGGTCAAACTTGCCAAGCTCGGCAATGGCAAGCGCATGCCGGTCATCATTGGTAAGCCAGATATGAGCCTTTTGCTCAAACGCTTCCATCCAGAGGGGAACGGGCAGAACGAACTCAAGAATGTCACCCTTTTTGACGCCGCGCATGTCCATTTCAACCTCGGCCAAAGCCGGGCCGGTCGGCTGCGCGCTTTGAACATTGCGGATCTGCAGGATGACGGGGCGGGTTTCGTCTCCGACTTCCTCAACAAGCACGCTGACAGACCCAAGATAAAAGCCCTTGGGCGGTGTCCAGATATAGCCAAGCGGATCGAACAGGCGACGGGTAATCACACGCTGAACGGTGGTCACGGCCCGCATTTCGTTGATGGTAATAGAGCCACGACCGACATAGGTCGCAAAACCTTCATTGCCGGTCTTGCTGACAAAACGAACGCTCTTGGCACCCGCCGTCAAACCTTCGGGAATACGGAATGACCCGACAAGGCGGCCATTTGCGTCTGCCTTCGGGGCGGGATCAGGCAGTGCAAGAGATATCCCGTCAAACTCGATGAGCGCCAAAGGCTCATTCGGCCCATAGCCGTTGACCTCATAGACAACATCACGGGAGCGCAAACGCTCATCTGCGACCGTTGATCGCGTGAACATCTCCGTTCTGGTGTTGACATTGACGGACGTTGAAACTGCCGCCCGAAAACCGCGCCCAATTGTCCGCGTCCAGTCAGCAAGGCGCTGAGTGATTGCTGAATGCCACCGGCTGGTCGTGCTTGTCCATTGGTCCATCGCCGGATTAAGGCTCACGCGCACCGGAACCGGATCAGCGGCCTGATAGGGATTGACCCGCATTTGTCCGGTTTTAAGGCGTTGCTCAAGGATGGTTTCAAATGTCACCTCGTTGAACAAGGTTTCATTTGCGGTAAAGCCCTCTACAAGGCTGGCGGAAATTGGCAGGGTCAAAACGCCGTTGACGATGGCAAGCCCTTGGTCAACACCCTGATCGCGGCGGCTGTCATCATCAAAGTTGTCCGCAAAAATCTCGGACTTGGCATATCCGTTGGCAATATTGGCATCGAGAATGAGCTGCATGCGGGCAATCTCATTCCGGTTGGCAATGGTCTGGTCTCGAATGTACTCCCGATCCTGCATGGAGACCGTGCGAACTGCGACATTTCGAACGTCCGGCCCCTCAATCCAGTCGTGGTGCAGTTCCGCCAGGACAAGTTTGACAGTTGGTGCATTGGGTGTAACCGGACTATAGGCGCGCGCTGTCCCCTTGATCCGCTCCAACCGGCCATCCTTATCGAGCGTAATCAGGTCGATGCGCGGCATCTTCCAGCGGTAGTCAATATCAACTTGCGAGCCTGTAACGGCCCCGGAAATTGTCACGGACGTGTCGTCCTGAAGGTCCGGATCAATCGAGCGCTTATAGGTATATGTCACCTGATAGGTGGAGCCGGTTGCTGGCTCACTGCCTTGAGCGCCCCAATCCACCTCATCGCCAATGAGCTGATAGTCGGTTCCAACTTCAAATGTAGTCTCGCCTTGAACGACAGAGACAATTCGCGCGACTTGCGCATCGGGCAATGGATCACGCCCGCCGATGATCTGGCTGCGATGAACGTCCGCTGTCTTTTCTTCCAGAACAGACACATCAAGGATTTCGGCAATCGGTGTCCGGTTGAGAGTGATCTTCAATGACCCTGTACCGCCATCATTAAAATAATGTGGCTCGGCCCGAATGGTCTCTAGATCCGGGTCGCTTGCATATTCCAAGCGTTTGGCCGTGTCCCGGTCAATCTTCTTGCCCTTGACGTTGGCCGTGCCTTCTTCAACCGAGAGCGCAAGGATATCTGCCGCGCTGGAAAGCAGGCTGACCTTGCAGCCCCAGACCACATAGTGACTGTTGCTCTCGTAGTCATAGCGGCCCAGAAGATCATTGATCCCGGAAAATTCAGGCGGCGGGCTGGTGTCGAGAATAACCCGGTCCTCCACCTCATAGATCGGCACGAAGCGATATTCGATTTCATTCGTGGAAATCATGCCTTCCGTGGACAGGCCCCAGCGCAGCTTTTCCTCCCATTGCGGGCAGCGTGGTTTGTTGTGGGACTCGAAGGACTGATCGTTGAATTTCAGGCTGACATCTTCCAGATGGGTGATGATCCGCCGTTCCAAAATGGCTCCGATCTGAAGCTTGCCCTCAGCCGGGATTTGCAGTTCGGCCTCTTCAATGTCCCGGCCCATCCCGAAATAATAGATTTTGCCGCTTTCTGCGATGGCCGCGCCGGTCTCCTTGTTGATGGTGACCGTGCAGCCTTCCATTTTGTCACCATCACTGAACATGCCGTCGCCAATAGAGCGAATGCGATGTTCCAGCATGGACCGGGCCACATTGGCGTCCGCCCCGAAATAATAAGTGTCTTCTGTCTCCAGAAGGCCGGTGCGGTTCTTCTTCGGATCAAAGTCGTTGATGTACTTGTCTGGCAGGTTCACCATGAAACTCTCCTAGATTTCCAAAATGAACGTCACGTCCAAACTGCTCATTCCATCGCGGGCAAGGGGCCGCACGCGATCAGCCATGAGCAGCGTTCCGGGAGTGGCGATTTGGTCGGGGGTGTAGAAAAGCTGCCCCGGTGGCAGATCAGCTGCGACTTCACAACCGGAAAACAGCCCAAATTCGGTAATGGCCTTGCCAACGGCATCGCCAGCGGCCAGACGGCCACGAATGAGCAACATGCGTGTCGGCTCATCACTGAAGGCGTAGCTTTGATTGCCGACAGGCAAATGCCGCGCATCCGGGTTTTCGTTCTCAGCCGATGGCAACACGTAATCAATGTTGGTCATCCGGCCCCGGCCAACTTCATCGACAAGGGCTGATTCATGAAGGGTTGGCGCTGGAATGGCCGCCTCATAGGAAACAGACAGCATGGCATCTGGCGCAATATTGCTTGCCTCAGTGCGGGCAATGACCCCTGAAGGGCCTATTGCAAAATCAGCCTCAACAAAGTTTTGAGACCCATCGGCCAAAGAGACCGAGACCGGGGTGCTGTCAAAAACCGGATGTTTGAGCGCGGCGCTGCCATCTTCACCAAGCGTGACCACTTCCGCCTGCGGTTTGCCCCACCATGGCTCTCCGGCCCCAAAGGCAAACAGGGTTCCGGCCTGATTGGCATCCATACGCTCCCGGATCATGCTGACCAGCATGGCCCGCCCTGCGTTCATGTTCACGGGCATTTAAAGGCTCCTTCAAGACGGCTTTAAATCCAGCAAGGTGCTTGGCGATGACCCAAACTCTTGCGGACCGGGCGGCAGGCCGGACCAGGGCGCATTGTCCAGATCAGCAAGCCCGCCGATATGGTGCTCAATGTGCAAAAGAGAGGGGCTTTGCGGCACGGTGACATGTGCACTGACAGAAACGGCAACATCACCATGTACCCGCGCTGCAAGACTGACCTTGCCGCCGATCCGGTGTGGCTCTGGAACTGCGCTTAAGCGGTGAGACTTTGGCGTATATCCGAAGGGGCGTTTGGCCTTTGCTCGCTTGAAGGAACGGGCCGTCTCGATCCGATAAGCCCCACGCACGCTTTGAAGTGCGCCGCGCTTGCTGACAGCCCGGATAACACCGGCAACCGGGCGAACAGACATTTCCAGATCGGGCGTACCCCATGCAAAAGCACCGCGTCCCAAATCATAGGTGACTGTAATTTGGGAGGGGTGTGCCAGCGCTGCCTTTGCCGGTCTGATCGAGCGGGCGCGAACGATATCTGAGTGACGGCGCGTAGCCCCGCCAATCCCGATTGTGATTGCCCCGCTGATCTGGGTATCCAGTCGCCCGACCAGATCCACCTTCTCCATAAAACTGATAAGCGGCCAGTCAGGACGGAACCTGATCCCGGACGGATTGCCCCGAATGGAGTTGGTGCGCTTGCGCTGCCCCTTTATGAGTGCCCGGTGATCGAGCTGCCATGTGACCCGGTAAAGTTTGGAGCGCAAAGACTGCGACAGCCTTGAAAGGGTGATGATCCCTTCAAGCTCGCCTTCCGTCGCGCTTTTGCCCAAATGCAAATGAGTGCGCTTGGAGCGCTCCTGTTCATGGGTCGCATATGCGTCGATCCAACTGCGGGCAACATGCCCGGCCGGGATGGTTCCCCGGATCTTCTGCCAGCGCCGCCCTTCCGCCAAAGCGCGCCGGGGATTGTCCAGGAATGGCAGCACCGGCTGCAGTCCCCATTCCCAAACCAGAAAGGGCAGATCCTCGTCAGTCGGGTTTCTGAGGCGTTCTCCCAGAACCTTGTGAAGGTTCAAAAGATCATCGGGGAGCGCCAAGGCAGCTGCCAGGGCAACTTCCAGCGCTGAAGCATTGGGAGGGAGCGGAAGACGGCGGGCCATCACCAGCCCCGCGACTGGCTAAGTTCAAGAAGAAGGTCTTGAAGGTAAGCGACCTGATAGGGCAGCACCGCAGGCGGCTCATCGCCCAGCATTTCCACCTTGTGAACACCGGGCACCTGAAGGCGGCTCGATGACCATGACCAGGGCACGTCGCGGCCAAGCCCGATATGTTCGGCAAAGGCTCCGCGATATCTCGGCTCCAAAGCGTCAAAAACCTGCGGGTCCGTGTCCGGTTCCAGCGTAATGCGGGAACGAACCACTACCGGAACCGGCTCCGCGCCAATCACATCAATCTCGGTGTGATCGTCTGGGTGAACTTCATCAGATGTCAGGCGGGCGCGAACCCGTGCCACCAGATCTTCAGACGGTATGCCGTCCAGTGTCTTTGCAAGGATTGCCACCCGCACACGGCTGCCGCCTGGAAAGTCAACGGAGATATCAGCAATCTCGTCAGGCGCAACTTCAATGGCCTTGCGCCGATACCACTCAAGCGGCCCGGCCGCCGATGATCCGGTGCGGTTTAGAATAATCCGCTCTTGGCGGCGGGCCTCGGTTTCGCCGTCGATTGGTTGAAGGCCCTCATCTTCCAGAAGGAGTTTTAAGTTGTCACCAGATGCAAAATAGACAAACCGCGCCCGGTACCGCTCATTGACCCGTTGGCGCATGACGGTCTCGTCCTCAGAAGCGGATCGAAGCGCACGAACAATTGGAGAGCTTTCAGTGAGCGCTGAAAAATCTTGTCCCGCCTCTTGCCTGTAGACTTCCAGAAAGACGGCAAGGCGTCGGTCAAGGATGGCCTCGGTCGAAACTTCCTCAACCAATTTCGGGCGGGGAAGAATATCAAGCGCCTTGAGCATTTGCCAAAACCCCCTTGCCGATGATCCGCCTCACAACTTCGTCGCTCGGAATGAAACGGAAGGAATAGAAGATATCGACACGGCCGTGTTCATCCGCATCGTTTAGGCCGAAGTCTTTCAGCTCTGCTTCCGGTTCCCATTCCACCGCATCAACGATCGCGCCAAACACATCCATGATCGTGTCTTCAGTGAGCGGTCTGGAAATGAGGTCCGGGGCTGGTGAGCCGAAATCACGCTTGCCGGGCTGGGTTTTAAACGGCGTTGAAAAGGTCGTTTCAATGCTTTGAACGACCCGTTCAACACCGGATATTTCTTCGCCGGTAAACCGGCACATCCCGACCAGCATCGACCCGCGTCCCTAAGCCTCGGGGAGTGGTTTAATCACCCCCTGTAATTCCAGCGTTTTCGCAATGTCGTTGTCGAGAACCAGAACATCAGCAAGGGAGGTGACGCTCGGAATTGGTTCATCAGAAATCAGAACAAGCGCACCCGCTTGATAAGCCCGCCCCACATGGAAGTTATGAGCCAGCACGCGGGCTTGATCTTTGCCGAACCCCTCCGGCAGGCGCTTTTCATAATCGGATAGGGACGAGCCTTGTTCTGTCACCCCGGCGTCTTCTGTTACCGGCGCTTCAGGGATTGCCTCGGTTTCCACGACCTCAACATCTTCGGCCTTTGTCTCAGGTGCCGCTTTCGTCTTTCGTGATGCGCGTGCCATCTCAAAAAATCCCTTCACTTTGCAAACGTGTTGCTTGCAGCCGTCACAATCGGCCAAAGCCCGGCAGAAGACCCGACCTTCACCAGGACGAAATCGCCTTTACGAGCCACGGGCGGTCCGCCCGTTGACCCAAGATCAACCCGCTCTGCGGTCAGTTCCGCGCCGCCCGCCGTCAAGCGGTGCCGTGTTTCTCCTACTGTTGTGATGTCTTCTTCCGCCTCATTGGACGGTGACTGATTGTCAGCGTTTGGCCCAAGCGGAAGGGCAAGCGAGCCGGGACCGAAATCACCACCCGGCGAGAGGATCAAAAGCTGTTCACCGGCTGAAATCGTAGAGCGTTTCTTGATCGCCCCCGATTGACCCAGAACACGAATAGGCGGGGTTTCAGGGCGACCGTTTTCATCATCGCCTTCAGCGTCATCGACACCGACGACACGGTCCTTCTCCGGATCATATTCTGCGGCCGTTGCAACCCGGAACATGTTCCGGATCATTTCCTGAAGGCGAACGACCTCATCTTCAAGGGCAGCGATCCGATTATAAAGATCCGCGCTCACTTGTTTTCTCCGGTATTTTCCCTGTCATAGAGAACGGTTCCATCGGTGCGCACGATCTGGTCAACCTCGTGCTTTCGCGGAGCCGGATCGATTACCGTCATGTCCTGTTTCCATGTCAGCGCCGTCAGCGCATGGCCCTTGCTGCGCTCATCGCTGGTCAAAATGGGCAGATAGGTAAAGTCGTTCGGCTGAGAAACGCCCTTGAACCCGAAAACATTGCGGTGAACGAGATTGAGACATTCAAGGCATATCTCGGATGGATCTTGTCGGGTGTCTGCGGTCCTTGTCACCAGCATGATTGCGAACTCGCAATCAAGCCGGATTTGGCCGGAATGCTGGATCTGGGGTTTTGCAAGAACCATAGAGACGAATGCGGAGGGAGTTTTGAACTTGATCCTGCCCAGATCATCAATCTTGAACTTACCATGAAGCACCGCCGCTGAGGTAATTGAGGCAAGCTTTGAAACTTCATCCGCCACGGTTTTCAAATAGGCGCCGGGCTTTTTAAGGTCACTGTCATTTGACGAAATGCTCATTCGATCAGGTTCCTCAACAGGGTTCCGACAAGTCCGTCAATCTCGGCCCGGTTGGCCGCTGACAGGCCGAGATAGGGCCGCGCGGGGATTTCAACTTTTTTGGCGCGGATCGTTCGACCGCCAATTCGGAACACCAAAGCCTCGGCATCCTTGGGAACGATGGTTCCGCCGAACTGGTGAATGCCGGCATAAACAAGAGAAGAGCCGACCACGGCCGCGTCGCCGTCAACTTCATGGTCAATGGAGTCCACAAGAGCGCCGGAGCGCACGAGCGTCTCGGTGCCTTCGCTGTTGTCCTTCCAGGCGTCCCCGTCAGGCGAGGTCTTTTCCGTATCGATCCGCCGCTGGACTTGGCTTGTCACCAGTGCGCCGATTGGGTCGAGCAGATAGGCAGGATCAAGTGTGGTGAACTTTTTGAGCGCCGCCCGCATTTCCTCGCGGGGGATATCGATCTCAACGCCAATGCCCGCCATAACATCACATGGATTTCAGCCGGTCGCGGGTCATGACCCGTTCGGGCGGCGCGTCAAAGATCACATTGTCCGAGCCGTCCGCATCTTCCGGGACAGCTGCCTGTGGCTCAGACAACCCAAGGCCAATCATCCCCTTGGAAATCTGTTCCAGGCGCTTGATCGCCGCCTCGTAGCGTTTTTCGATATCGTCAGTCAGGCTCGCATGCGTCCCGGCAAGAAAGTAAACGGCAATATCAATGCACGGGCGGCGCAGGAACGCCGGTTCGCTGGAAAGCGGCAGCTCATATTTATGGGTCAAATACCCGTCAATGGTCCGGCTCGCATCTTCAAGAGCTGAGAGCGCGGTCGCCGGAACAGGCTCCCCGGTGTTCTCCCTGTCGGTCAGAATGCGGAGTTCATCTTCGCCCTTGGCCGCCAACATCTGGTCATAGGAAGCGTAGAGCATGGCCTCGCACTCCTTCGGGATGGACCCCGACAATGATCTCGTTGGCCTCTTCGGGCGCAACCTCGAGGCCATTCTTGCAGGGCCAGTACTCGAACTCAGCGATATCGCTGTCGACGGTGTAAATCGGCAGGTCTCCGCATTGGTCTTGAGCCTTCTGCAGAATTTTGATGACCTGAGATATTTTCATGCTGCTCATCTGTCCCGCTCCGCTTGATTGAAATGGGCTTACTCCGCTGGCTTGCCTTGCGTGCCCGCTTTGTCACCCTTTGGAGCGCTCGCCCGTTTGGCGCGCGAACGGCCACGCGACTTGGGCTTGGTCTCCCCGTCTTGAGGGTCTTCAGCTTCGTCGTCTTCATCGAACGGAACAATTGCCAAAACCGGGTCCGCGATAAGTGCGGAAAGCAAACGTTCAGCCGCATCGTCGTCCTCCGGCCGGTCAACAATCGTCCGCTGACCCGCCTTGAACTTCAGACCGGCCCGACGGCGGTCGTGGGATGCAATGACGCAAATCTTCTCAGACATGGGAAGGCTCCTTGCTCCCTACGCGGGAATGTCCCGCGCAGGAAATCAAAAATGAGGTTTAGTTAAGAGCGGACTGGATTTGGCTGCCCACGCGCCGTGCAACCCGGCGCAAGGTTTTCTCGGTTCGCCTGTCAATCGAGCCTTTGACCAAATAAAGCTTGGCCTGCATCTTGTAGCTGTCCGTGCAGCCGAAAAAACAGCTGGTCAGGTTGGACGTGATCCCGTTTGACGGAACCCCCACGGACACCAGAAGCGGATCTCCGGCAAGATCGACCGCATCATCAACATCACCGTCATTCATCGCGCCAATACGGAGCTTTTTGGAAAGATAACTGTTGGCCTCCGACAAGGCCCGGTTTGCCTTTATACCCGTCACCAGAAGGATTGCATCCACTTCCCCTTGAGCGAGTGCTTCCAAAGCAAACTCCGGATCATCATGTTCACTGGCAATGCGGACCGCGCCATAGTCATCATCTTCAGCAACAAGGTTCGCCCAGGTCTGAACGGCTCCGGAAAAGTCCGGATCGCCGAGAACAATGGAGGCTTCCTTGCCATAGCTTTCCAGATCATCCAGTTCACCCACCTTGCCATCCCGGTTGACCAGGAGGATCAGGTATTCTTCGTGAAGCGAGGCGACGGTTACAAACTCTCGTGCAGAGGCTGGGTCATTGCGTTTCAAGTTGACCATGGCGTCGGGCTGAGAAACGAGCACATTGCATTCGCCGCGCAAAGCCCGGCTGATATTGCCGAGCGAGCCGCCCGTATCGACAAGCACCTCAGACGTGATCTTTTCTTTTGCCAGACTGTCGGCAATGGCCTTGGCGGCAAGATAGTAGCTACCGCCATCGGTGCCCGAGCATATTGATATCGGTGGCTTGAGGTCTTGGGCAAATGCGCTTGGGAGGCAGATGGCTATCAAGCCGGTAAGGGCGGAAATAAGAAAAAGATTACGTTTCATTGGTTTTCACTCCAATTTTGACGATCAGGGAAACAAGGGCGGCAACGCACAAGCCATAGAGTTCATCAAGGCCAAAACCGCCGAGAGCCATGTCAACGGCGGGGATGGAAGCGGTCAGCGTTCCGACAAAAAGGAACAACTTGGCGATGACCCATCTTTTGAAACGGTTGATCATGGTTCCTCACTAAAGGCGCGCTCGCGGGCTATCCCCGCGAGAGGCCAATTCAATTTTTGGAAAAAAGCCGACTACTTGGTCAGCTGGAGAGCCACGGGCAAACTTCGACCTTGCACTTGTTGCGGTGCGGGTTCGGCTTGCCGTTTTCAAACTTTTCGACGCTCATCAGGATATTGGCTGCATCTTCAAGCGAAGGCGGAACCATGAGGATATTCGGCTGAATGGTCAGCTTGGTCCCGTAGTCGCCTTCTTGCGACTTCATGGCCGTGTAAACCTTGGCGAAGTTGTCAGGCGTGAACTCTTCCTTGGACGCAAAGGCCAATTGCCAGAAACCGTACCCGGCGGCCTCGCGGGTCTTTGCCCCATAGACAACTTCGTCCAGCATGAAGACGCGCTCGGAATTGATGTCGGTCATGGCGTTGAAGACCGGCTTTTGGCGAACCTGTCGCACAAGCGGCTTTAAAGAACGGGTTGTGTCGAACAAATACCAGGCAGGCTTGTCACCGGCCCAGAAGTTGGAGACGGACTTTTCCTTGCCTTCCTCGTCCAGAACCGGATGATCGGTATCAAAGAAGTTCTGACCGTCATAGCACTCGGCAGAGAACCCAAGTTCCAGCGCTTCAAAGATCAGCTTGTCAGGATGACGGGCAACGCCATTGCCCAAACCTTCCATGCGCGGCTTGTAGATCCCCAGATTGTCATCGGCCAAATCATCAAGCTTGAAGGCAACCGTCAATTCGAACTTGCGGTTCTTGATCCGGTAATCATGAGACCCGAGCTGGCGGATGACACGCTCGCCGATCCACTCCCGCATTCCCGGAAACTCGCCAAGCCAGCCATATTCATTGGCCGTGGTGGTTGAGGGAACTTCCGTGGCAATGGTCGGCCACATCGGCTTGTGCTGATCAAAGCCCTGCTGATAGTTGCGGCGAAAGCCAATCCCCGCCGTGCGCAGGTTTTCGAGTGTAAAGTCAGCCATTGAAGCGGCTCCTATTCAAACTCGACATAGACAAGATCACCCTCGATCTCGCGAAGGATACCGGCCTTGGACCGGGAACCACCGCCATCGGTGCGGGCAATCGTCTCATCGTCGATGATGTAACAAGGGGAGTTGATATCGGCCCGGCTCACCGGATCGCCGTTATCGTTCTCAAAGTGGAACCAGCCGTCCCGGCGGCAGTCCACGCGGATGGCACCATTCGCCCCACCGAGATTGTCGGCCGTGTTTTCAGCAACACCGGCAACAGTGAGGTTTGCCGCCTCATAGGCCGGTTTGGCAAACCCGCCCTCAAGGACAACAAGTCCGCCCTTGAAGATCTTCACGTCACCGGCAACCGGCGGGGAGGTTCGATCACCGCCACGGCGGCGAACCTCGCGTGATTTGGAAAGCATTTTTTTGGGTCTCCTGAATGACCGCTTCTTTTCCCGAAGGTTCAGCGGCTAAGGTCGGCCAGCGTTACGCGCTGGCTTTCAAGTCCTTCAAAACGTCTTCATTGGCCGGGTCGATCCCGAGGCTCGCAAGGATCTTGGACTGATCCTTGTTGAGGGCGATCTTGTCACCGCCCGGATCACCCGACTTGTCACCCGGCTTGGTCTCAATAAGTGTTGGCGCGCCCTCGACCATCTTGCGGAAGCTGTTCAATCCGTCTTCCGTTTTGCAGGCTGCAAGGTGATAGTCTTTGGAGGACGGCGTAATCTTACCGTCCTTGATGGCCTGATCGACAACCTGTTCAGCTTCCGCGCCCTCAAGCTCGGCAACCTTGTTCAAGGCCGTTGAGAGCTTGCCGCTCACCAGCTCGTAATCTGCTTTGGGAACAAACTTCTGCGGATCTGGTTGATCCGCCTTGTTGAGCGCCGTCTGCAATTCTCCATCTTTTGCCTTCACGGCTTCAAGAATGGCAGTGTCAGACGCCTCGTCAGCCAGCCCAAGCTGACGACACAGCGCAATGCGCATTTCCTTGTCCATAGTACACTCCGGCTCGCTGATCTCTTCGCGATTGAGCGCTTTCATCATCAGGTTTGGCTTGTTGGTCAGACCGGCATCGGCAATCTTGTGAATGACGCCGCTGGTGTCATGACGAAACACGGGCGACAGATACCGGTACTCACGCTCGGCGATCATGTTGATCGCCTTTTTCGTCCACTCCACCGTGCCCCAGACCTCGCCGCCACGAACCTCAAGGCCCGTGATCCAGCCTGCAGCTGGCATGGGTTCGCCCTTGCGCAGGTGGTTGGCGTGTTCATAGTCGATGACAAGAGGCTGGCTGTTTCGAGCCTCAAACTCGGCAACAACCTTTTCCGGCTGACTGTTGATCCAACGCCGCCCGTCCAATCCGTTCACTTCCCCCTTGGGGAGAAGCTGGATCTGGTTCGGCGCGCCGTTAGACGCATTCAATGCAATAGCCAAATGGCCCTGATTTGATGACTTGCTCATGACCCCGCCAAATTGGCAAAGGGGCGAGCAAATTCAGCCGGTGACAGATGACTGGGGAGTTTTACGCATATGGGGGGGCAACCCGCCCGCGCAGGATCAAATTTAAAGGGGTCTTAAATAGGGTAGATCGTGCGTTTTTAAATTTTGGGTAACTTCACCCGTCTTGGACTGGAAAGCGCTTCTATGGCCGTTTATTTATCACCCAGCTTGACAGGGCGCTCTGTCAAGCTTTGAGACCAGTCGCCATCAAAATTGAAAGTCGGAGCTGGCTTGGGTTCGGAAAACCAAAAATCTGTGAAGGCCGCAACATCTGGAACACAAAACCAATGCGCCTCGCCGTCCTTGTCCATAGCCCACCAACGTGCATTTTTCGGAGCCTGCTTCCAGTCAATGTTGGTAAGGGAAGGTTCTTTGTTTTTTATATCATTTCCCATTATTTGACGACGCCTCAAATTTGCAGCCACACGCTTTTAATGGTATGGTCCCGGCCAAGGTGCTCACGTAGGACGCTCGTGCCCTGTGTGCGCGACGAAAGATCCACCCCAACTGGACTTTCTGAGAGTAACTTCCGGCTCTCAGGGCACCTTACCAAAATCCCTAGTTCCTGTCTTCTTCCGGTACGGTTCGCAAAAGCGGCCCGCGCTTTTGGTAGAACTTCAGCTGGTTCGAATTTGTGCGCCGGAAGGACTTCAGGAAGATTTCTCTCCCGTCTTTTGTCACCCTGAAAAGCGCCCGCCACCAAACTCCATCTATGAGCGCGCTTGCTGCAAAGTCATTCGCTTTTGGTTCTGCACTCAAGTCGCGCCGGATCTCGCCCACATCAAGGCTCCGCTGAACAAGCTGATAGATATCGGCATCAAGATCGGCCCGCTTACCAATCTGCTTTGCCGCATCGGCAGTTGAGAAAAACGCCGTGCGCGTGGTGGCCCCAATCTTTTCCGCAATCGTCTCCGGCACCATGGCAACAGGGGCAAATACAGGCTTGCCGGCAAGCGCCCCCGACTGAACACGGCGGAACATCTGCGAGCCGACCAGATCGGTAATCGCCGCGCGCCGGATATGAGGCGGGGCGGTATCCAGTTTGCCCGAAAGATGATTTGCCAATGTCCGGTGACGTGACTTGCCGGGATTGGTCTGCCAGCCCGGATCGATCCCCTCAGGGATTTGATGCACCGAGCCATCCCGCTTGTTCACCCATTGCCGGGTCGGAATATCCGGCGTCTCGCTGACACCGCCCAGGCTATCGGCTTCGGCTTGGGTGATCTGGCGAACCCAGCACACACAGCCCCAGCCATTGGGCGGCATCCATGTATCCCAGAAGGGATGATCAATGGGGAGGATGGTGTTTTCCCGAGCGACATGGTGCGGGCGATGTTCGCGCGCAACGCCCAGCCGATACACCAGATAGGGCAAGGCGTGCTTGGTCCGCTGGAACCGTGTCCACTTTCCCGCCGCCATGGCAGAGCGGGTATTAGCCCAATAAATCGTCTTTAAACGCCGGTTGCTGCCCAGCTGAACAGTTTCGAGGTCGCCGGTCTTTGGATCAATCCGATCCGCCTTGCCCCACCACCCCATGCTTTTGAGCTTTGGAGAAAGCTGCTTTTTAAAATCCTCAAACGTCGCCCCTGTTCGAATGGCTTTTTCAACCGCTTCATGAAGCTCGGTTAAAACGGCGACTTGATCCGCTTTGGCGACCGTAAAAGCATAGGCGTGTTCTTCCCCATGAAGATCCTGCCAGTGATAAGACGGTTTTAAGGTCTTGCCGTCCAGATAACTCAGAACCTCAGGAGCCGGTCCCTTGCCAAATCGAAACCGGTCAGCCATCAGACTTGTCGTCGCCTAGGGCGCGGGCCTTGAGTGTGGCAGCGGCAAGCGCATCAGTAAGCGGTCCCACATCCTGATCTGCGAACAAGCTATCGAGACCGGCCGCAAACGTTTCAAGGCTATCGGAGTTTTCCAAAAGGCGGTGGATCGGTTCCAGCATCGGATCGCCCTGAAGCCGGTAATCCTTGAGGGCGTGGGCCATGATTTCGGCAAGGTCATCACCCTCGCTGCCGTGGTCATGATGCTCCCGGTTCAGTGCCTTCTTGTCGGGCTTGTCCTTTTCCTCGTCTTCTTCTTCGTCGCTGTCACTATCTGACTTTTCAGGTGCTCCACCGATGGTCTCTTCCCTTTCGCCCGGTTCGTCATAACCGAACTTGTCCCGCACCTGCCGCGCCGACAATCTGACGCCAACCTTGTGAAGCCGTTCCAGAACCTTGCTCTCAAGGTCCAGATCCTCCGGCTCATCCGGTTCCAGCTTGAACCGGGGGAAACCATCCAGCTGACCGAAGTTGATCAGACAATAGGGAATGATCAAATCCCGGTTGATCGTGAACGCCAACTGGCGTCCATCAGCCTTCATGATATCTGTGCGCACCCGGTCATGAACTTCTGCCTGACCAAGCGATGACCCGTCATCCGTGGTCATGGTCTGGCCCAAAACAGCCTTTGACATGGCTCCGTCCAGATACTCGGCAAAATCCTTGAAGACAGGACCGCCAGACGTTTTCGCCTGGATCAGTTCCATTTGCATGCTGTCAGGAATGATGGCCGCTGCATCCCTTGCTATGGATCGCACGGCCCGCAAGAGTGCCTTCTTGTCCTTGTCGTTCGCGCCCTTGCCGTATTTGCCGAGGCGAAGCGGTTGGCCGAAGATTTCACAAAAGGCCGCCCAGTCCTTGATCGTGTAGCTTTTCAGCATCCATGACCAGACCGCAAGACGGGCAAGCCCGCCACGGATCGGCAAGCCTGATTTGATTTGCGGTTTATGGACAAGATAGCGCCACGGTTGAAGCTCGATCCCTTCAGGAAGGTTGGCCTCTTTCAGGCGAACCTCACGGCGGGTTTTCTTGTCAAAGGTCAACCAACGCGGATCCACCCGCTCAAAGGTTTCCGGGACAACACGGGACGGGTTATCGGTGTTCCAGCTGATCTCTATTGCAGACACGCCCTTGCCAAGCGCATCAAGCAAATCCCCGAGCATCAGCCCGAAAGTGGGATTGTCCAGAATGTCCTCGCGGACCTGTTCGGCAATCTTCACGTCGTCCGGATCTTCACTTGCCGCCTGTATCTCCGGCTCAATCCCCAAAAGCGCAAGTTTGCGGGTGGCAATGACGGACCCATAGTGGCCGTCCCGCTCTTCCATTTCTTCGGCAAGGATAAAGAACTCGGCCGGATCGCCTTCGACAGCCTCCCGCAAAACCCCGGCGAGCTTTTCCGGGGTGATGTAGGTGGCAACCTCATCATGAAGAACCGTGCGCGGCCCGCTCTCTTCTGCCGTTGCAATCGGATTGCTTAGCGCACCGAGTTTCAACGCCTTTTGAACCGCCTTTAAAGGGGATTTAAAAACACTCACCATGGGCTGTCCCGCCTTGTGTTCATGAGCGTGCCGTTATGGAAATCGTCGTCATCATCGAACCCGTCATCATCCGGGTCCGGATCGTGAATGGAGGTGTAGGCATATTCGGGCAGGTTTTGCCGTGACGCGTAATAGGCCAATGCTCCGGCTGGCGCGCTGTCGCCGTGACGCTCCAAGCCATCGGAACCTTTGGTGCGGTGGTCATCCGGCACCTTGATAATGCCGTTCACGTAGCTGAGCGCCTGATGGTCCCGAAGAATGTCCTCGTGGCGCGGCAGCAAAACCGTTCGATCGGTGAACGCCTCGATGTAGGGCGGCATTTCTGCCGAGTACCAGGCCGTCGACAAGTGAACCTCAATGACGCTCTCGCCATAGCGCTGCGCGGCCTTCTCGGCCAAATATGCGCCGTTGCCGGTTTTGTCCAAAGCGCCGCCCGACATGCGCGGCAATCTGTCGACTACAAAATAGAGAATGTCCCGCTGCTGATCGAACGGCACATTATGAAGTTCCAGGACAAAGCAGGCACGGCGAACCAGATCGATCCCGACTTCCATCGGCAGGATGACCGTCTTGTCACCCGAACGGGCAAAATCTTCGCCAAAGACATGCTGGCGTCGGTCATCCAGCTTTTTCAAGAGCGGTTTGAGTTCCCGGTCGCAGAAGGCCCGCGCTATGGTTTTCCGTTCATCGTCGGGCAGGTTCTTGAAATCATCATCGCAGGCCCAGCGAACAATCGGAATGCCGTCCGTCATGCAGGCTTCAATCTGCACCCGTGTGAGTGCCGCTCCTTCCGCTTCGGCCGGAATGGCGTCCAGCTCTTGGCGCATGGCAGCTGTTCGCGAGCCATAGGCAGAACGGATGTCAGCTTCCCATTGCTTTTGCGCTTCCTCTGACCATTCTTCGCCCTTGATGAGGCACACCCGTTTAAAGAGGCCGTTCTCAATCGCTTCGCTAAACGGGATGTGGTGAATGGAGTAAGGCGGCTTGCCAGTGCTTTCCACTTCCCGGATCAGCTCATTAAAGGGGCTTAAAACGCCGTTATGCGTCGAGATAATCCGGATCTTGCCGCCCCAGATCAAAAGAGCGTTGACCGCATCTAGCACCCCACGCACATCCTTGTGGAAGGCCGCCTCATCGATAACGACAATTCCCTGAAGGCCGCGAATGTTTTCCGGGCGTGAGGACAGCGCCTCGATCCGAAAGCCGGACGCAAACTGAACACGGAAGGCAGCAATCTGGCCCGTTGACCCGTCGGTGCGCTGGTCAACGAACATGAACTCCTCAACTTCTGCCAGCTCACCGGCCACGATCTTGGCAAAATGGGCGACATAGCCGATGAACTCTCGGCCCTTGTCCTTGGTGTCGCCGATATAGAAAACGTTATCGCCGCCATCATCGCGCCGTGTTGAGGCAATGAGCGTGTCGTCCAGCGCTTCTGCAAAGGTAATCCCGGTGCGTCGGCCCTTTTGGCAGAGTTTCAATTTTGATGTATCTGCCAGCCAGTCAGACTGGTGCATCATCAGCACCCCGTCCTTGAGCGGGTCCAGATCTTCAGGAATATCAGCGCCGCGTGGAAGTTCCTCCGCCAACTCTTCCATCTCGCGGGTGAGAACGGGCGGTCCGGCGAACACATCCGGCTTGCCGATGAATGTCTCGTCGTTGGCCTTGCTCATGGGTTGGCCTGCTTTTGGGCCGGGGTGTCGTCCTGTTCGTCGCGTGGCTCGTCTTGTTCTTTGACCTGTTGTTTTCTCACGCCAAGGAACTCACGGCGGAGCTGGGCAACGCGCTCGCCAGACAGGCCAACCTTCTTCGCCGCCGTGTCGATTGCCTTGCCGAGTTTCTTGTTGACCTCGTCCTCATCCGTGCGGCGGGTGCGTCCGGACAGATTGCGCCCCTGTTCAATCTTGAAGAAGGCGTTCGACAGGGATTGCAGATCTTTTGGCGACGCACTACCGCGCCCATTGATGGCCTCTTCTGCAATGTTGGCGATCAACGTTTTCATGGCTTCGCTGATCCAGACCGTCAAATCGTCACTGTCCTTGGCTGACAGGTCGTCAGAAAGAGCGGCATAGATTTCCCGGCGCTCGGACATGGCGCGAGCGGTCGCTGCCTTGCGGGTGGAATAGCGGTTAAACGAGGAAAAGGACGGGATATCAAAACCAAGTCCAAGCTCGCCCTGAAGGCCAATCAGCTTTTCCTTGAACTCACCATAAATCTCGGTCTGTGTGCGGTCGTTCTTGATCAACTCACCTGCCGCCCAGACAATAATGCCGTCGCATTCTTCAGGAAGAAGATCAATCTTTGAAAGCCGACCGCGACCGCGTTTTCTGCCCTTGCCCATGGTTCACCTCACTGGCTCGCGCTAGGCCGGGCAATGCCCTCGACAATCATGCGGCATTCGCAGTGGTCAACACCTGTTTGGGTAATTTCCGCGACCATGGCCGAGCCAATCTCACGAATGGAAATCACACCAAGTTCGGACATTGCGCGAAGCTGGGTGCGCAGCCAGTCACGGGACTTGCGGTGCCCGAACAGGTCCAGCTGCTTTTGAATGAGAATGTCATTCAGGCGGCGGTCCGTTTGCTCATAAACCGCCTTTAAAATCGTGATCCGGGCATTCAGCTCTTCATCCCGGCGATATTGATCAGAAAGGTTCATGACTGGCCTCCCTTGTTCAGAAGAAAATCGTCAAGGCGCTTGGCGATCCTTGCGACCGATGCAAGCTCTGTTGAAACGGTTGCCACCTTGCCGTTCATCTCCGTGATTGCCATTTCCACCTTGTGAAAATCGTCCTTGGTCGGCTGGTTTTTCACCGCGCTTTCCAGATCTGAAACCCGGTCGCACAGATCATTGTGTTCAGCTTCCAGCTTGGCGATGGACACCGCATTGGCCTTGGAGCCGCGCGTAATCCACGAGACAACTAACGCAACGGCCGCAAACATCATGGCCGTTACACTGAACGCCGCTTCAAGGCCCTTTATCCAGTCAAGCATTGAGGGCCTCCGAGCTGTCGGAGTAGCCATGCCGTTCTGGTACTATGCTTGTCGGCGTGCACATTCATTTCGACCTTCTTATTGTTGAGGTTCGCTCACACAGACGGCAATCCGTTTGCCATCCATTTCAAAACACCAGGTGACTTGTGCGTCGGGGCAGAACTTCAATTGATCTGCCATCTGCACGATCTGACGACCAATGTTGATCGCATCTTCGATATGCACGTCCCTTGACCCAGAAACGCTATCTACATCATCCATCTTCAGCCTCACTCGTTCCCTTCCAAAGGCGTGAGCGAGTAATACGCGCCGTCCTTCTCAAGAATGCCGGTGTCAAATGCATGGGTGATCTTGGGCGCAAACATCAGCCAGCCGAGAAAACAGCCAATCAAAATCCCTGAGACAAACCCGAAAACGAAACCCTCTTCCATGTCACTCATGGCACAAGTCTCACCGCAGCATTTTCAGGGCACCAACGGCGGTGCCGGTGTAAAAAATCCAGCTGATCATCTGGCCGCCCCATTCTTCGAGGATCGGCACACTGGCAACGCCCCAGCCGAACAGGAACACGCTGTCGAGAATGACCGCAGACCACCAGAACGCGAGCAGGACGACAAAGGCGGCCGATAGCACCCAAAAGGCCCAATGCTCGAGTTTTGATTTTTGAAGATCAGCCATCGCCTTGGTGTGGGCGACGGCCGCCTCAATCTCGGCAATTGTCACCTCGGCGCGGATTTTTGCTTCGCCGGTTTTGTGGGCGGTATCGGCGCGCAGGTAAGTCAGCACCTTCTCAACGGCACCATCCGACAAAAACTTCAGGACAAGCGAGAGAAGAAAGCTCATCCGACATGCCTCCATTCTTTTGCATCATGGAGACGGCGCTGTTTGATCTGGCGGGCAATGACAAACACCCCAACCCCAATCGCGGCAAAGGCCAACCACTTGTTGGAAGCAACGAGGCTGAGAATTGGCTCGATAGCGGCCCGCACTGACAGGACCGTTTCTGAAAAGCCCTGAAGCGCTGCAATGCCGGTGATCTGATCGGCGTTCTCAACGATCTTGCCAACCGCGCCGCCAACAATCGCAACACCCGCACCTTGTTGCAGGCGGTCAGCCGACTTGATTGTCTGAGATCCGCGCTTGCGAAGATCTGAAACCGTCAGCTTTGTGCGGCCGTCAATCTTGCTGGCATTGATTGGGACGGCCTCATCCATCCGTTCCTCGGTCAAAGGACCGACAACGCCGTCTGGCTTCAAGCCGTGATCGACTTGAAAAGCAACCACCTGTCGCCGTGTTGCCGGTCCGAAGTCTCCATCTGCCTGAAGATGATAGCCAAGCGTGATCAGCCGCTCTTGAAGCGCCTTGACCCGATAGCCTTCCGAGCCGAGCCGCAACATGCGACCACGCGGGTTTGATGTAGTTTCGCCGCTCTTGCCAATCCGCTGATAAGCGGCCTGCATCAAGGACGCGTAGTGGCTGACTTGTCCCGGCCCGTTGTAGCGCCGCGCAATCGCCCGAAAATCCCGTTCGCGGAGTTCATCGGCAAGGCCGGATTTTTCCAAAAACCGGATAAAGGCTTCGTCCTGTTTGTCACCACTGGACGCCAGTGCCAGGACAAACTCTCCAATCGTGGCATAGCCGCACAAAAGGTGATTGAACCCCATGATCTGCGGCCCACCATAAGAGGCTGAGCGCAAACCCGCCGTCTCATCAAGGGCAACCATTTTGCCCAAACGGTCCCACCGCTTGTCTGATCCAGAACCGCCAAGGCCCTTGTAATTCGCCTTACGCCATTTTGGTGTTGCCAGCCCAAGCGCACGAGCGCGCAAACGTTTTGGAAGCTCGCGCCAGAAGACATGCTTTTCGGTGAGGATGATCAGGCGGCCTTGAGCATCGTAATCCTTCTGACCGCTTTCCACTTCCAGAATAGCTTCAAGTACGGCCAGCTCGCAGCCGATCCGCTGGACCGCATCAAGAAGAGCCACCCCGGTGGATTTCTCACCACCGCCTGATTTCAAAGTCTGGAAGATGTCGGACATTTTTAGCCAGTTTCCCACGCAAGGTTCCGGTTTGGTCGCTTGGGTAGAAACTGGCAGGCAAAAGGCACAAAAAAGCCGGTGACAGATGACACCGGCTGGAAGTAGTAATCAGGCCTCATAACAAGAAGTTGTAATTACTGCGACTTAGATGATGGATCGAGGCACATCCACGCTTTAGAAACCCAGTTTGTCGAATGTCTGGAGAACGGACCATTTGACCATGGTCGCAAAAAGGATGGTTTTTGCAACACACTATTTCGGCCATTGAAAACAAGTAATCCGCCTCCTACTTCATGCAATATAGACCAACTATTTAGGGTGAATGCATGCCAAGAAAATTGAGAGGCAGTGACGGGCGAGATATTGCCATTCCAGACGGTGGGCGCGGCCTTCAGGGGAGCGATGGAAGAATGGTAGCCATTCCAAAAGGCGGGCGCGGCCTTCAGGGGAGCGATGGAAGAATGGTAGCCATTCCAAAAGGCGGGCGCGGCCTTCAGGGAAGCGATGGAAGGATGGTAGCCATTCCAAAAGGCGGGCGAGGCCTTCAGGGGAGCGATGGAAGAATGGTAGCCATTCCAGAAGGCGGACGGGGTGTACAAGGTAGCGACGGGCGTATGGTAGCTATTCCCGCAAATTGCCGAGCTGTTCAAGGTAGTGATGGACGTATGGTCGCCATTCACCCAGGAAAACAGGCTGTGCAGGATTCAAAAGGACGTATGCGAAACAAATAAAGCCAATTTTGCTTGTTATTTTGCGACAAGTTTCTGCGACGCTTAACGTCTTGAAATCACTGGTTGCAGATAGCCATTGCAAAAACCTTCCCATTTGCCATCGAGATCAACGCCCGAAATTCAGCCTGTTTATAGATCATGGCCTTAGAATGAGGAAATTTTCCTCAGGCAGATTTTAGCTTTTTGTCACCTCTTGGACGCGGGTGGAAATCCTCGAACATCTCGCCTTGATCCGGGTCTTTAGGACGGTTTGAAGTGCCCTTAACGTGGCGAATAACAGTGCGTCGATCGCATCCTACAAGCCGAGCGATTCTCTCGTAGGTGAAACCGGCCCGATCAAGGTCCCGGATCTTCCGATGACGTTGGGCGCCGCTGGACATTGGCCCCATTGGAACTTCAATTTCCTCACCCGCATAATAGGCGCATAGTTTGTCGGCATTCTCCTGCCCGACCAAAAGCGCCAGCCAATGATCAGGGCCAACCTTGACCGGGATTGTCACCCGTGTGCCACCGCGCTCTTCCGCCAACAACATTGCCGCCTGTTCGGAAATCCCGGCATGTTCCATCCACTCATACATTTTCGGAGTAAGAAACGCACTCTCGCTCATCTTCTTCTCTCCCGTAGGCAGAGCCGGATCTCAGATCCGGCGAACCAGTTCACCGAGCCGGTTCATGATAGAGATCCACTCTTTGTCCGTGAGGTCAGAGAGGGGGCGGTCGATGTCAAATTCAGAAAGCAGAAATCCCGCAAGGGTTCCGGGCTGTTGATCCGCGCGAACCAGTAACCCCCATTGTAGCTGGACAATCTGGTAACGGTGATCATTCAGGGTCGGGGGAAGAGACTTGTCGAAGGTGAAGAAACCCACCGCATTAAGGCCCAGTTCCTTTGAGACCATCTCGCGCTTGAGCCATGCCTTCAGCGCTTCAATGACCTTGTTGGCGTCCTCGCCATGGTGCAGGAACCTGGAATGCTCAATTCCCGTCTGACGGAAAAGAAACGCCAGCATTGCCTTGTCGGTGCGGTTCTTGACCACACCAAGGTTCCAACCCGCGATCCAGAGTGCTTGCAGTTTTGGGGCAAACTTGCCTGTTGCGCGGCCTGCCTTCGGAGCCGGGCGCTTGGGAACAAAGCCATCCGCCTGGAAGGCCGTATAGACCTTCTGCCGTTCCCGTTCACTCAGATCGCGGGTGGAACGCTTGCCGGTAAGCGTTTCCAGCTTGTCCCGATAGGTGTCGTCATCAAGGCCAAGCTGCTTTTGGGCAATTCGTAACATCTGGACGCTGGTCATGACAGGGCCCTCATCGTCTCAATCCTTGTAAGGAAGCCTGGGCTGGTTCTGCTTGCCAACGGACCCGGCATCTCCGAGCGGTTCCGGCTTTGCCCTTGCTTCCAGTTCTAATCTCAAAAGGTCTTTGGTGATTTCTTCGATCTGGTCATGCAGCTCGCGCTGCCGAGCCTTGCGAATTCTCAGCTTGTAAGCCCGCGCCAGAAGTTCATCCCGGCGAAGGCGCAAATTCGTCACCTCACTCAACCCGTTTGATGTGTTGGCGAGGCGGGACATTCTCAGCCTCCTTGCCGTTTGAGTTGGCGGGTGAAGTCCCGAACCAATTGGCTCTGGTATTTGAGAGCTGACTTCCGGTCCGTCCGGTTCATGGACCCAAGCATAGGAGCCAGGAGAAGGACGAGGGCGGAAACCACCTCGCTTGCCGAAAGCCGGTGCCTGACCAGAACGGTGCGGGTTTCTTCTGCAGCCGCCGCTGTGCGTTTATGGGAGCTGTCTGCAAGCATTAGGCAGCCTCCCGAGCTTGCTGGATATCGACACCGATGGACTGCAACTCGAAACGCAGTCCCAAGTCGGTGGAATTCGCATATCCAATTGAGGAAAACACCCGAGACGTTCCGATGGTTTCACTGACGATCTCAATCACAGTCTGGTGCAGCTTCTCGTCTGGAGTATTGGCCGGGAAAAACGAAGTCTTCACATCACGGTCAAAGGCTTCAAAGAAGGTTTCTTCGTTGATCTCCACTTCCGCGCAGACCATCACTGTCAGGGAACGTTTCATGGTCAGGCTGCCTCGCCGTTTAATTCGGTTTCAAACGGTTTGACCTGAAAGTCCTCACCTGCAGACTTGACCGTGATCCCCGAAACGGAAAAGACAGCGTTCGGGTCTTCAAGGATGGCCTCCTTATTGATCTCTTCCTTCGTGCGGATGAACTTCTCAAGGCCGTGTTCCCTGAGCGCTGCAAGGGCAGCGTCAATTGAGCGACAGACCACCCGAGGTGGGCGAACACGCCACGCAATCTCACCATTCATGAATTTGGCAAACTTGACCTTGCCCCCGGTCAGGCTGTCACGATTTGCGGCGCACCATGTCTCAATTCCCTTGAGCAGTTCCTTTGCCTTGCTCTTCACAGGAGCGGCCTGTTTCTCAAAGCGCTCTTTGACAAGCGCCAGCTCGTCATTCATGTCAGCCTTGATCCGCTCAGCCTCACGGTTCAGTTCCCCGAGTTGACGGATCATGTCGTCACACTCTTCTTTTGACTGAGGAACGATAAAACCGCCGGTGAGTTTCTTTGTACTTTGGCTCATGTTCTGTCTCCTGAATTGTTCGTGGAGTTGCATTCTTCGAACCGATCAGGGTCCGGGTCGCCAAAGAACGCGGCGGTCACATCATGCTTGGGTCTCGGAAGGCAGCGAACCGCCTCCCGTGACACCCTGAATTTTCGAGGCTGGTATTTGGCGGGCTGAGCGAGCGTTTCTGCGGACGCCGGTTTTTGCGCCACACGCACCTTCGGCAGTTCATCTGGAAAGGCGAGCAGGCACATCGCCAGATAGTAGGCGCGTTCAATGTCGAGGTGAGAGCGCCCCATGGTCAGGGCGATCTCGTCGAAATCATCCCCCAAGCGTTCAAGCCCGAGAACGGCCGCAAGCTCAATGCGAGTAAAGTCGCCGGTGGAAATCATGCCGCCCCTCCATCATCACGGGAGGAAACAAGGATCGGACGCTTGGCAACCGGAAAGACAACAATCGTATCGTCGGAAAGATCGATCTCCGTGAGCCGGGAGCCTTCGGCAACCCGAGACAATTCCAGCGACCGCGCCCGGTCCGCAAACTCGTCAAGGCGCATGCTGATATCGATGAAAATGTTGAAGGCCGGATCGTCTTCTGCAATCAAACCGTCGATCTTGCGTTCAAGCATCTTGCGGTAGGTGTAGAGGTCGAGACTAAGAGGCATTGCCGCCTCCTTTCAATCGGGAGTGAGGACAGCCGTTACGGCAGGCGCGGTAAAGTTCAGCTCGCACCGAGTTGGTGCTGACCCGCCGCTTGTCTTGCCAGTGAAGGCAGTCATTGCGTCCAATTTCACCAAGGACAGGGCATTGAACCATTTCGCCCATCAGTGCGCCGCGAACCTTGGCCTCAAGGTCGGACAGTTTTCCCGGATACTTGTTCGAAATCGCCTGGCTGATCATTGTCGTGGAACACCCAAGGAACTTTGAGCAGCCTTTTAGGGCGTCACGTTCAGCCAGATGGGCCAGTTCACGGACCCAATCAGGCAGACTGTCACCCCAGGCGCGCTCGGCCTTTTGAGGGAAGGTGAGTTCATCCGTCATGCCGCCAGCTCCTCTGCAACCGGCGTGCCCATAACCTTTTTCAAGTTGGCGTCATAAACAACCTTGGTGGAAAGGATTTTCGGAGGCTTGGGCCCGGTGTTCATGGACGCCTTTAATCGCCATATTTGGGCAATCGAACCGCGACCCTTTCTCATGATTTGCAGATAGCCTGCATCACTGAGAAAGCTGACATACTTCTTGGCCGTGGAACGGGGCACCTCAATCTCTGGGGTTGAGGACAGCAGCGCCAATTCCTGAAGGTCAAACTGCGACAGGATGCGGATGGTGCGCCAGAGATTGCGCTGAGCTAAGCCTTGTGTGCCGCGTGTGCCATCGCGGTTGATGATCGGGGTGACGGACGGGCGCTTTAAGAGCCGGTAAACGTTGTGAGTGTGGTATCCGCCATGAGGGAAGGGGGCGGTGATCTGGTCAACCACTTCTACAAAATTGGCGGCAAGCAACCGTTTTAGGAAGTCGCCGATGGCGCGGTCGTTGCGATCATTGCTGCGCAGCCCGATTTCCCGTTTGGTGAAGTGCGCACCGTTCTTGCCAAGCTCCCGGATGACACTCCAATAGTGATCATGGCCCCGGTAAATCGGCTTTGACGCAGTGACCCGCATTTCAAGCTGGATTGACATCATGCGGCCCTCTTTGCTGTCCGGCCAGTCGGCTTGCCGGTGTAGAAAAAGTTCTCGTTGAAATCGGCGAAGGTGTAGGTCGTCTGGCGCGTGTTGCGCGCGTGTTCCTTGATCCGGTTCAAGTTGACCGTGATCCGCCGCGCCCTGCCGCCAGACTTTTCAATCAAGCCGTCAATCAGGCAGTCGCTCAATTCCAGCTGGTCGCAGATGAGGCCAGCCAGCAGGCCGGCGTCCTCGAAATCACACTTTTCCGCAGGCACCCATTCCAGGACCCGGTTATGGACCCGCTCCACCCGCTCAAGTTTGGCGGGGAGGTTCTCCTCGCCGATCAAAAGAAGGGCGACCCGGCTCTGGTCCTGAATTTCCCGGACAAGTTCCAGCATGCCCTTGTCGGCCAGCTTGTCCGCTTCATCAATAATGAGAGGGCGATCAACCGTGTCGCTTAGAACGTCAATGACCTGTTCGGTGAGATCGGAAACAGAGCCGCGTGAGGGAACGTTGTCTTCTTTCTCAATTGCTTCGTGCAGAATCTTGAGAAGAAGCTTTTTGCGCGTCCAGCTGTCGCCAACCTCCACGACACGGGCTTGGGTCATGTTGGCTGCCAAGGCCGCCGCATAGGTTTTGCCGTAGCCCGAATACCCGTGGAACACGCCAATGCCCGGCATGTTTGGTCCTCTTCCCAAAACTGTTTCCACAAGCGTGACAAAACGAAACACGTTTTTGAGGTTGACCATTCCAAGGGAGTTGACGGGAGAGCCGCCGTTTGTCATTTTGAAAGTCTCCTTAAATCGAAAATCCGATTGACCCTGGCGCGGCAACGCCGGGGTTTTTCTTTGCCCATCAGGACGCGGGCGGTACGCTTGTTTTTTGCCCTCCCATTTGATTGAGCATCTTGTGAGCGCGGTATTCCGCACCGCTCTGGTAGTTGACCAGCCAGAGAGCATCGTCCTCGCAAAGGGACGCGCCTTCTGCGATCCGCGCTTCCAGCGTCATGGCGCGGGAGAACCGTCGCTCGGGTGTTTCCTGTCTTGCGATTGAGTGAACGCTGGCGCTCTTGCCGCCTGGAGCCTGTCCCGGCTGTTCAGCCGCCCGCATGCGCTCCATGACCTCTTGCTCTTTTTGAGAGAGAGGACGCGGGCCGCGCTTTGCCTTCGCACTACCTGCCGCCTGCATCTTGGCCGTTGAATGCTCGCCCCGCTCTTTCGGGAACGGCACTACATCGCCGTTGTGTTTGTAGCGTTCGCGGCGCGCATCCATCACAGTGCGTGGTGTGATCTTGCGCAGCTCTTTTTTGATATCGGCGGTTTTTTCATCATGAAGTGCCTTTTGACGTTCCTTCATGCGGGCAGCGATCTCGGCCCGGTCCACGCCTGCCAGATCAGGGCAGACGGCTTCGCCGAGATAGGTTTCTCCCTCAGGGTCAAACAGCCACAAACGACCTTGATCAGCAGGGTCTTCGCGGCACAAAACCTCTTCGCCAGCGGGAACGTCGAACGTGACGTATTTCTCGTTATCGTGACGAATGCCCTCTTTTGTCACTGTGCGAATACCGTTCTTGCCCGCAATCGGTGCAAGTAGAACATCAAGGGCCGCTTCGTTCTGAATACCCCGGATCTCACCTTTCCAGTCTTGGGCAAGCTCAAAAGGTGTTTTGCCCTTGAGACGGGAGTGCTTCTTGTGCGCATAAATCTGGTTGGTCCAGAAATCGGCATGCTCTTGCAGCTCGTTTGCCGACAGGTCCACATGAAACATTTTGGCGTCGTCAGTCCCAAGGCGGCTGGAGAATGCCTTGCGGGCTTCGATCTTCTTGCGGTCAGCGACCGAGTGACCGACAAAGCCGGGCAAGGTAGCCGCGCAATCGCGCTGGAAGGTTCCGATAACCCGCTCAACCGAACCCTTTTTCTCCGGCGAGTAAGGCGGTGAAAGCTCTTGCTCAATATCAAGCGCGTCCAGCAGTTTGACGGTCGCCTTGGCGGTAAAATCCGACCCATTATCGGTCTTGATGAGTTCGGGAACGCCCCAACCGATGAGGCACTTGCGAATAAGAAGGCCGACAGCCGAGGCTCGCGGTGTCTTTGTCACCAGAAGAATGATGCGGCGGGAATAAAGGTCGATTGCCATATAGATGTTCATGCGACCGTCAGTGGTCATTACATCTGAGGGCGAAGCGTCGATCTCCCAGATCTGGTTCAACCGGTCGGCTGAATGTGCACCCGCCATGGAAAAGCGGACTTTGGATTTCCACGCATCCGGGTTCGTGATCTTGAGAAGCTCGTTTCTGTTTTCCTGCTTCCACTGTTTAAGTGCCCTTTGAAACGTCCTTAAAGGGGGCATGGATTTGCGGACCTGACCGCGTGTTGTCTCCAGAAGAACGCTTTCGCCAAACTCAACTATGGCCGTGTCCCGGATGTGTTCAGCGGTCAGAAAATCGTTATGGGCGACAAGGGCCAGACAATAGGACTTGAGCCGTCCGTCTTCGGCCCGGTCCAGCACTCCGGTTCCCTTGCGCACCTTGGATGGATCATTGGCAAGCGAGCTGGCATCGCTCGCCTTTGCATCGCGCCACCTTGCTAGTGTGCGGGTTGAAAGTCGTCTGACAGCGCCGCGCACCCATTCCGGCACGGGAACCTTGCCCGCCAGATAAAGACGGACAAAGAGATCATCCGCGCCGGTTGCGCCCATGGAACTTGTTTTGCGGAACCGTTCGGCCACCCGCAGGATGATGAGCCGCGCATCGCGGGCCTCGCGCTCGGTGCCGTTCAAGGTTTCGTCGTAATCGGTCAGGCAGTCGGCCTGTTCAACACGAACAAAGCGGCTGGTGTAATCCAGCCTTTGTGGCAGCGGCAGCAAACTTAAATGATATTCAAACCCGCCGCCGCCATCGCGGCCCTCGCGCTTGCGACACAGATCGCACTCCTGCCAACCGTCCCGATCAATGATCTTTTGAACACCGCGCTTGGTCACCGGAAAGCCTTCCAGTTGAAGATCGGCCAGTTCTTGAGCGGTCAGCCAAAGTTTCATTTGATCCCCCGCACCTGTGTCAGAAGGATCTTGCGTTGGCTCTCGATCTTGGCTTGATGGTCATCAAGCATCTTGAGCCGAACAACATTCTCATAGCGGGCAGGCATGACGACATGGCCGAACATCTCAGCCACAAAGCCCAGGATTTCCGTCCGGCCTGTTGCCTCCATGAGCGCGACCAGTTGATCAACGGTGATGTTGTGGCCGGTCTTGCTCTCGGATGCATAGGTTTCCAGCATCGAAACTGTCACCTTGCGGCCAAGACGCTTGCTCATAAGGCCAGCGATTGTCACCCGGTCCTTGCCGCAATCCTTCATGGTTCTGGCAACGGCCCGGCTCAGCCGGGAGGAGAGGTCGTTTCCGGGAATGGCCCCTTCTTCAAAACCGATACTGACCTTTGGTGGCGTCCAGTCGAGGAAGAAGTCCGGCGTGTTCGGATCACGGGGTGTGCGGCGCTTAGTCATTGAGCCAGCCCTCCGATTTGACCAGCTCTATGATCTCGTCCTTAAAGGTGCGATAAACACTGCGCCGACCGGCAAGCGATAGCTTGGGCATGGTGTTGTAGATGGTGCGCACCCGCTTGTCCGGATCGCTTTCCGCCCGGCCATGACGCACAAGGGTGATGGCATCGCCAACCGTTCCAGCTTCCGGCTCTTCCGCAAACAGGATGTTGAGTACCTTGGCCTGTTCGTCGGGATCGCAGTCGGCGAGAAGTTTGAGGTCATTCTGTTTTTCCGCGAACTTGGTGTTCTTCAAACGCTCGCGTGAAGCGGGGGTGAGGGCTTCATAGATTTGAACTGCAAACTCTATTGAGCGACGTGAAAGCCCTGTTGCTTCTGTCGCATTCTGGCAAAACGCAAAAATTGCGACTTGCCTCTTTTGGCCGCCTGTATGCTGGTTTCCGCGCTTGCCGCCGTGTTTGGTTTCCGGATGCAGTGCCTCATGAATTTGCTTCATCTCATAGAGAGCCTCGCAGCGCTCCAGTGCGTTGAAATCCCAACGGGCAAGGTTTTCGAGGATCTCGCGAAGGCGCAGCTCGTGGGCTGATTGTCCGACGTCCGGATCAAGCACGCGAGCGTCAATCTCTTTCCATTTGCAAAGCTTGGCAGCTTGAAGGCGGTGCGCTCCTGCCACAAGCTCAAACCGCTTGTCCCGCTGCACCACATCAATGGGGGTTAAATGGCCGACTTCCTTAAACATGCCAGCCAGCAATTCTGCCCGGTCCGGGTCCACATCGCGCAGCCGGTTGTCCGGCACATCAATCAGTTTGATCTCTATCTTTTTGTCAGTCATGTAAGTGACCTCATTTGTTTCCGATGGGAGAAAAAGACCGGGCGGCAGGCTGCAGATCTGTGGGTCCGCCCGGCAAGTTGATTGGGAGGCGTCAGCCAGACCCTTCGACAAGGGTGAGGGTGACTAAGAACGGGTAGCCCCGCGACCGCACCACTCAGCAGGTGCCGCTATTTGCCAATGGGTCAGAAAGGGGAATTGCAAGCCAAGGGGCACCGCCGATCCCGAGGATGTTTAGGCTTGCGGCGATAGCTTGAGCCGCGTTGTCAGTAGGGAAGACCACAGCGTCACCGGGGAGGTAACCGGTCTTTGCTACGATGAACGGACGCTCACCCGGCCCTTCTTCACTGGTCTCACCCATGTAGAAATACTGCCGTCCTGACTTTGATATCTTGGTCAGGATGAACGCATCGTCCGGACAATCAGCGGGTGTCAGATGCTCGCTCTTTTTTTGATCAAGCTGTGTCATCAGGCAGCCTTCCTGTCTGGAGCTACCGAGCTTTTCTGACTAGCGCGCCTGGTTATTTGTTTGGTAGAAACACGGTGAGAGGTTCGAACCGGATAGCGATCCGGCCAAAGCTCTTCGGCAGGGGTTTCGAGGAACTCTGAAATGACCGTCTCGGCAGCACGTACAGTGCGTGTCCAGACATGGGGAAAGGCACGGCGGGACATTCCAGCCCGCTCCGCAAGCTCCTTGATGGTCATCCCTTGCCGAAGAATTTCGGCATAGATCGAGTGTCGATCCCAGCCATTCTCTGGCGGGAACTCGGGCTTGGACAT